GTTGTCGCGTGACCCACATTTGGGGCAGTTCAACCTGCGAACAACGCGGGACATAAAAAGAGACCTCCAGGGAACTCAGCCCCAGAGGTCTCGGTGTCCTTTCACTTGTCCGGCAGAATCATAGCATTGCTACGACCAGCTAGACGGGATGATCGGACCCTCACACCAGGGCACACTGTATTTGTCACACCACCGGGCGTAGGTCATACTCCCTGTTTTGGTGAGCTTTTGATGCGGTTTTTGTAGGACCATTCGGATATCGACTGATGGGTGCTGCTCTTTGAACAGCTTGATCAGCCTCCGATCTTCCGCATCAAAGTAACCCTTCACCTCAAGCACTACGCCGTTGCTGAGAACGAAGTCAGGGGTGTAGCTACGAGGGATCAGCAAGTCGTACTTGTACTGCTCATACTCCCAGCTAACCCCTGATGCGTTGAGGTGGTCGGCTACTTTGCCTTCAAAGCCCGAACGAAACCCATTTGCTTGGCGTTTGCCGTACTTATGGAATCGTCGGGCCACTTACTCAAAAGTCAGGATCTTCGCCAGACACAGTAGCAAGTTCTTTCAGGTTTGGTTTGGATTGCTTAAACCCAGACTGCTTGGTAAAAGCTTTGGTGATATCAAAGTCACCACGATCCTCACCAGCAGTAGTCACAGCCTTCAACACCTGAATACCCTTGGGGCACAGCCGGATGCCACCCCGAGGTGCTTTACGAGGGATGTACATCGGTTTGATGGCTACAAGGATCTCAGAGCCCTCACGCAGCTTCAAATCAGGAGCCAGAGGTTGCAGCTCAGTGTCTACCACAGGCAAAGGGAACTCCCCATAGCTGGGTTTAGCCGTCAGTTTGATTACGGCTGAGCCGTCTTCAGACATTTCAAACGGAGCGTCGTAAAAACTTTTCTTCCCCGTCTGGTCACGATACCAGGCACATGCCGCGTCGTATGCCTCAGAGATTTCTTCAACAATCTCCTCTGCGTCTTGTACAAGAACCTTGATACGGAAGTCACACGGTTCATTGTTGTAGGTAGGGATTTCGGTGAAGCTGGGGATCCAGCCAGTCAGCGTGCCTTGAATTTGCACAGGACTCAGTGTCGAAAGGACCCACAGAAGGTACCTGCGGTGCATACGCCAAGGAGAGGCCATAGGACAGCTCTTTAAGTGGCCCCTTTGAGTGGCTCTTTAAGGGCCCTCTAAGTACCTTTAAGTACCTTCTTAAAGAGGTTCTTAAAGAGGTCTCTAGCCGTCAACTTAGAGGGCACTTAAAGAGGCACTTAAAGAGTCTTCTTAAAGAGGTCTTTAGCCACCACTTAAAGGGCCATTTAATGAATCCTTTGGATCCCAGTCAAGTTCCAGTAACAATGACTGAAGAAGAACTAGCTGAGTTCTTGGATGAAATGTTGGAGCGTATTGAAGCTACAGAAGACGATCAGTACGATCCTGACGTTTGGGGAGAAAAGTGATAGTGGATATACAACCTTTGACTATTAATGTTGCAGTCATTCTTGATGAATATGATTACGCTCGTGATCAATACAAGAAAGCCTTTGGTGATCAACAAAAAGATTATTGGGATGGGTATCTAGCTGCTATTGAGAAGTTGTGTGGTGAGGTTGTAATCAATGATTGATCCTCACGACTACGAACTCACCGACGAGGAGCACGAAGCTTTGGTATTAATCAGTGAGCACGCCATTGAATCTCCTTACTACACCGAGGAAGAACTCAACCAAATGTGTGATTATCAAGAGGCTCTCAACAAGCTTGAACAACTTGAAGATGAGTTGATGCTGTGTGATTTCACTGATCCCAAGCGGTTTGAGATTGATCGTGAGATCACTCAACTAGAAGCTTGGATTGAGGATCTGTTGGTTACAGCAAAGAAAGGTTGATGACCACTTTCAACAAGCAGAAGCTGATGTCTGAGTGCCTCGTGGCGTATTGGGATAACACCCAGTTCAACAACTCTCTGATTGACGCCCCAGAGCGTCTCTATGCCACTTGGAGGGTGCTTCTGGGGTGGATAGACCAGGTAGGTAGTGAGAGGGCCTTAGAGGTCCTCAGAGAGGCCTCTGTCGCAGCTTGCTGCTCCTCGGGTAAGCTTGATGGTTAATCAGCGTCAAACCCGAGGTTAGATTCATCATCCTCATACAGCGACTCCAACTCACCGTCTTCATTTAAGAAGGCACATCGGCTGTTTCTAAGACGCTGGTAGTCCTCTTCAAGGAGATCGGCAAATGCACCGACTAACGATTGGCACATCCCTGCTTCTACTACTGACTTATGAAGGACGGATTGTGCCTCTGCAACAGCAACTATTCGCTCTGCGTCATCCATCCATACCAACTCTCGCTCCTCATCTTCCTCATCCTCAAGAAACTCCATTGCCTGATTGGCTCGATCTTGTAGCACCGCCATTCGTGCCATCAGGAGTGGGACATACTGAGCTGCCACTTGCTTAAGTGGTGCGTAGAACTTCTCTTTGGCGTTAGCTGGGACTAGCATTGCCACCGACACAGCGCTAAAAGCAATTTAAAGGAAATTTAGCTGGTGTCCCGTGGCGTACCCCGTGGCGTGATAGTAGTTAAGACCGAACCCAAGCTTGGTCTAGTTGATTCTGATTCTCATTCTCATCTCTACCTATTGTTATTGCGACTCATTCTCAACTAGACCTACCCTCCCCCTACCTGCTATTGCGACTCATTCTCAATAACACCTAGGTATAAAATAGGGCCCCTATTTAGGAGCCCTTTTGTTGTATTTAGTTAGCTCTAAGCAGGCCTAAAACGGTGAAGATAACAGGGATAAAAAACAGAAACAGATTGAATAAAAAACTAGGTACAGGTCCCACAATTTATCGGGCATCTTCCACCAGTTGATAAAGCTCACAACCGAGATATGTCATAGCCGCATTTACAAGACCAGTAGCAAAGTCGTCAGGATCTTCTACTGTTTGACCTTCTAGAAGTTGCAGCCTAGAAGTGTATCCGTACGCCTCGCAGAGTTGATCACACCAACAGAGAACAGATTCTTCGTTTGAGTTATAGAATTTTATGAGATCTTTTGTGTAGCACATATCAAGGTTTACAAAGTCTGAGGTTTGATAATTGCACAGATCTTCTCTGCAGTCGTTATATCTATCTAGAAACCACTCCACACAGTTATCATCTGTATCCCAATCGTTCTCTTCTAGTAAATACTTAAGAGAGTCGTATTCACACTCCACAGATTCACGATCGCAAAGGTTTCTATAAATATCTTTAGCGTTCTCAGAGAGTGATTCCCAGCTAAGAGATGGAGCTGGCTTGAAGTTAGATAAAGCTTTACAGAGTTTGATGTATCCTTCGGAGAACATCCCGGAATGGTGTTCACTCCAGAAAAGATAATGAGCCTCTTTGATATCGAAACGGTCAAAGGTTGCAGAGATCATCGGAAAGGTCCTCGGTGTTGGTTTGGTTGTAATCTTGGTCTGCTAGTTCCTGTTCGTATTCCCAGCGAACTAACTGGTCCTCGCACCATTGCCAAAAGGCATAAAAGGCGGAGTCTGTTTCGCAGTACATCATCGAATCACCTGCTGAGAGCCGCTGTTAGTTGTTGTGATATTTGCTAGTTGTTGCACTGCCATAAAAGACAGGGAACCGATAGCAAGACAAGAGAAGAGGAAGAGTTTCATATCACCAAAGCACGCTTGGTTGAATCTCGAACCCGTCACGATCAACACAACGGTATCCAAGGCCTGCAAAGGTCCCTATGTCCTGAGGTAAAAGAGTCTTTGATTTAGCCAACCGAACTAGCAGGATCGCGGTTTGATCCACTGGGTAGGCTCTAGTCCTGCCGTAGCTGGATTCAAGTTTGAAGGTAAGGTCTTTCATTGGATCACCTCAGCATTGTTGAGAAAAGAACGGGAGTAGATATCAACAATTGCCGAAGGGAACTGTTCGGAATAGTTCTCTACAACTTCATCGGCTTTGTAGTAGGTATCAAAGCCTTTAAGGATCTTTA